TGAGTACGCGTATTTTGAAGGTTATGCCGCTGTGTTTGGTAATGAGGACCTTACAGGCGATATTATAGAGAAGGGCGCATTTAGAAAAACACTATCAGATATGAAGGCGGCTAATAAAGTTATACCGCTGTTATACCAGCATGACCCAGATAAGCCGATAGGCGTAATCCGTGAAATATACGAAGACAATAAGGGCTTGTTCGTGAAAGGCGAGATCAACCCCGAAACAGAAAAAGGCAAGGAAGCATATGCGTTGCTTAAACAAGGCGCGCTCAACGGATTGTCTATTGGCTATGAAGTGGTGAAATCTACAAGCCGCAATGGTAAAAGAATCTTAACCGAAATTAAGTTATGGGAAATTAGCATTGTTACATTCCCGGCGAATGAGAGAGCTAACATTGTTCGAGTGAAAAAGGTTGTGCCGTACCAGAATCTACCACTTGCAGATATAGACACACCATGGGACGCTAACAAAGCTAAACAGAATATAGCAAAGTATGCGAGCTCCGATGGATCAGGAGACAAAGAAAAGATAGACTGGGCTAAGTATCGTAAAGCGTTCCTGTGGTACGACGAAGATGCAGAAGACAATTTCGGAGCGTACAAGTTGCCTATTGCTGATGTAATAGATGGAACATTGAAAGCTGTTCCACGTGCTATATTTGCCGCCGCCGCCGTTATACAAGGCGCGCGTGGCGGTGTAGATGTACCACCCAGCGACATCGAGCTAATCAAAGCGCACTTGGAAAAGTATTATGCAAAGTTAGACAGAATTCCGCCATGGGAAGAAGAGGAAAAAAGTACCGAGTTGGATATTTACACAATGTTAGGCATATCTCAAGTATTGGAAACTAAAGAAGGTAGAGTGTTGAATTCACGTAACAAGGAGCTGATAAAAGAAGTTATTGTCTCACTTGCAAGACTTTTAGAAGCCGCAGGTGAGGATCAATACATGAAGGCACTCGGGGAGATACTAAATCCTGAGCCGTCTAAGGACACTCAGGAAGAACAAACCGAGCCGCCAAATGAAAAAATGTTAGATGAGGCTATCACGAAATTAAAACGTTTATTCTGAAAGGAGGAGTTAGTCATGGAGAACAAACTTAATGAGTTTGTTGCTACGGTAGAAGACGGTTTCAAGAAAATGACTGAGGAAAAAGAAGCGATAAAGCAGGAAATAAAATCACTTGCCGAGAAAGTGGAATCAATCGAGGTGCTGGTGAAGCGTCCACCCGCATCAACAGAGGAGGCGAAAAACAAGGAACTCAAGAAAGCGTTCTTTAACTTTATTAGACACGGAGTCATAGAGACCAAGGCGCTTGTTGAAGATACGACCGGACAGATACTCGTACCAGAGGACCTCCAAGCCGAGATCATGCGCTCACTTCCCAAGCTAACAATAATGAGGAATTTGGCAACTGTGAGACAGACTAACAGAGATAGACTGAGATACAGAAGTTTGACTGAGGTTAGCGTTGGCTGGGGCAAACTCGAGACAGGGACATCAATCACGGAGTCTTCACCTACACCAAGCGAAGCGTACCAGTACGTTGAAGACCTTTACGGACTGGTAAAGATAGGCGAAGACGAGCTCATGGACAGCGACCAGAATCTTGAAACAATCTTAGCTGATTCCTTTGCGCGCGCTATCGCTGAGGCAGAAGACACGGCGTTCATCGGTGGTGCGGGACACTCAAGCGGCGAACCTGACGGAATATTGAACGGCACGACTGTTAGCAGGGTAACTGCGGGACAGGCGGCGGAAATTACCATCGATGATATTCTTGATCTTATCTACACCGTACCCGCACAGTACCGGAAAAATGGTGTACTTATAGTGAACTCAAAGACTGAGCTTGCGCTAAGAAAGTTAAAAGATAAGAACGATCAATATCTCTGGCAACCCTCTGTGCAAGCTGGCACTCCCGCAACCTTTGCTGGCTTCCCAGTTTACAATCAAGACGATATTCCAGAAATACCCGCTGGCGGAACGAGCGCAGATGTGGCAATATTCGGTGATATAAAAGCTGGTTATAGAATCATAGATAGGCTTGGCATTACCATTCAAAGACTGAACGAACTTTACGCAGAAAGCGGACTTATAGGCATTAAAGTACATTACCGTGTTGGCGGTAGCGTCATAAGACCAGACGCGCTAAGAATCTTAGAAGTACCAGCTACATGATTAATCTAACTGTATTAGGAGGTGTTAAATATGGCTGTTGTAACTAACAGTAATTACCGGAAATACGATCCTGATGTTGGAGATATACACGTCTTTAATGGCGCAGTGAAAATAGGCGGACCAGTGGAAAGCACCGATAGCGGCGGTAAGAAATTCTGTTTTGCAATACACGGCAGTATTGAATACGATGTCGCGGACCCATTCACCGAGTCATTAGGCACTGTCCCGGCTGGTGCGAAAATCATTGGCACAATTGTTCATGTAGAAACCGCATTTGATGCTGGTACAACGAATGTGTTAGAGGTAGGAGATTCGGATACTGCAAATCTCTTAGTCGGAGCTAATGATGTTGATGAAACGCAAGCCGGAACAACTTTGGTTGGAAAGGTTGTAGACGTAACCGAAGATACCGAAATTCTTGCAAAATATACTCAGACAGGAACTGCCGCAACGCAAGGAAAGGCTAACATCACGGTATTGTTCTTGCTGTGATTTTTAATTTAGGGCGGGGTTGCCCGCCCCTTTGAGGTGATTGTATGCGCATAATTTCTTACGTACCCGAAGACACCTTACCGCTAACAGTTGAAGAAGTGAAAAAGTTTCTTAGAATAACACACTCAGACGACGATACGATGTTAGAGGATATGATAAAGCGTGTAACAGAGTTAATCGAGGAACTTTCAGGTTATACAATGCGTGCCGTTACTATAAAAATTCATCTAACAAATGTAGTTTCACAATATGTCTCACTTCCATTCACACCAGCGGATAGTATCACGGAAGTTATCGCAGATGATGAGGATATTACCACAGATGTTGAACTCAAAGCCAACGAGATAGCCGTATTACCGGGTGATACGTACGATGAGGTGTACATAACCTATACAACCACAGCTACGACCAAGTCAGCCCTGAAGCCGATACTGCTCCAAGGTATAGCTATGGAATATGAGCACAGAGACGGACTACACGCCGCCGCAAGATTGTTAGATATGATTAAATTAGTTAAGAAGGTGAGGCTGTGAACGCTGGTGAACTTAGGAACAAGATAACTATTCAAGAACTCCAGCGTGTACCAGATGGATACGGTGGCTATACCGAGACATGGAACAATATAACAACAAAAACATGGGCAAAAATTCAACCACTGCGAGGTAATGAAAGATACCAAGCGCAACAGATATCAAGCGCACTGTCTTGCAAAATTATATTGAGATACTTAGATGGAGTTAAACCGCAAATGCGTGTGTGTAGCAGTGATAGTATATTGCCTTGCTTATTACCATTTGTGTTAAGTGATTTGCAGATATTCCACATTATTTCTGTTATAAATGTGGAAGAGCGCAACGAAGTATTGGAATTGCTGTGCAAGGAGGAAATTATATGAATGCTGGTGAACTTAGACACAAAATAACAATTCAAGAACTACAACGCACACCAGATGGCTATGGCGGTTACACTGAGACGTGGAATGATATTGCAACTGTGTGGGCAAGAATTCAACCATTACGTGGGGACGAAAGATACCAAGCACAGCAGGTATTAAGTACACTATCTCATAAAATTATATTAAGATACTTAAATGGAGTTAAGCCGCAGATGCGTGTATTGTATGGCTCGCGAATATTTCACATTGTTTCTGTCATAAACGTAGAAAAGCGCAATAAAGTATTAGAATTGCTGTGTGAGGAGGAGATTGTGTGAATATCAAAGTTAAAATAGACGGCGTTGAGGAAGTAGTAACAAACTTAAATATGATTAATAGTGATATACGCAATAAGGTACAAAAGGAATTGATAATCGCAGGTATAAATGTTCAGAACGGAGCAAAGAAAAGATGTCCCGTGGATACAGGAACGCTAAGAAACTCAATCGCAGTTAAAAAAACAGATGACTTAGAAGTAGAAGTAGGCACATATTTACCAGAAACAGGCGCATACATGCCATATGCGGCATTTGTGGAATACGGTACAAGCAAGATGAAGGCACAGCCGTTCCTGTTCCCGGCGTATGAAGAAGAAAAGCCTAAGTTTCTTAAACGCTTAAAAAGAATAGTCGGGAGAGGTTGAAAATGAAATCACCATTACTGGAACTGCAACAGAAAATATTTCAATGGTTAACTAACAATCTTTCATGCGACGTATATGATGAAGTACCGGGTAATGCTCTTATGCCGTATGTAGTGTTAGGCGAAGACACCGCGGTAGATTATGCAACAAAGTTAAACAAAGGATCTGAGATAACACTAACAATTCACATTTGGAGCGACTACAACGGCTATTATGAAGCTATGCAGATAGCACAAACAATCGTAGACAACTATAATGATTCTTTGGTACAGCTAACAAACATGTG